GTCTTGACGCGCACGGCGTCTTTCAGGATGCGGCGGATCTTGTTCCTGTTGGATTCCGTCACGCCTTTGGCGTTGCTTTCCAAGGTTGCGTTGAAGCTGGGGGGAGCGGGACGGACGCGCGACACGGCCAGCCCGGCCGCGCGGGCTTCTTCGGCGCCCACGGGGGCAATGTTCATGCCGGACAGGTAGTCAAAGGGCGGGTAAGGCGTGCCAAAGCGCGAAAGGCGGATCCAGATATCGGAGGCCGCCAGCGCATAGCCGACGATTTCCCCGCGGATGAAGCCGGATGATACCGCTTCCGTGGCTTCTTCTTCCAGCCCGGCCCGGGCACGGTTCCAGCGTTCGGCCCAATAGCGCGGGTCTTCCCGCCCCTGGGAGCGGTAAAATTTGAAGGCGGCCGTGTCTTCGTCCTGCATCCAGTTATACCAGTTCCGGTAGCCGTGAGCCATGGCCGCGTTAGTTTCCATGACGACCTGGATGCGGACCCATGAGGACAAATCCTGAATGCCTCCCTGCCCCGTCGCCGGGGGGCGGTAGCCCTGCTGGCGCAGGGCTTCGCGGATGGCCCGCTGCGCTTCCTCGTAGCTCAAGGCCCCCGAGGCGACCTGGGACGCCTTGTCCTCAAAATCGGACAGGATGACGCCGGGTTCCACCCCGGACACGAAGAAGGCGCGTTCGGCGTAGTCGTTGGCGATCATCTCCATTTGGGCGGCGGTCATCATCGGTAGGTGCTTCGCATGGGGTTGAACCAGGGGCGGCGCGTGTAGCGCGGCATCATGTAGGCGGGATCCGCGGGCGCGGAGCCGTCCACGCTTTCCGGCAGCATGTCCCCTTTGGCGTAGAGCGCCAGCATCGCGTCCGCCGATTCGGCGGCCTTCTGGCGCGTCTCGGTCAGGTTAAGCTGGTAGCGCAGGTAGAGCTGCCGGATGATCAGCGGCCATGCCAGGGACCGCATGCTTTGCGGAATGTCGTACATGCCGCTGTTCTGGAGCGATTGCCGCAGGGCGAGGTTGTTGGCCAGCGCCCCGCGGATGGTCATGCAGACATCGTTGACCGCCTCCATCATGACATCCCGGTAGTCCAGGCTGCGCTGTTCCCCGGCTGTTACCAGGGCATCGCGTTCGGCGGTGTTGAGGCCGAGGAGCCGATCGGCATCATCGGTGGAAATCGTGGACCACGCGGGAAAGGCGGACATGATGGAGGCGGGCGTTGGGGGTTAATCGGAGGAGGCCGTGTTGATGCGGATAATGGCGCCGGGGTTGGTCAGCTTGGTCAGCGAGTAGACCCGGTTGGTCACCTTCGTTTCCTTGTTGGTCGGGAAGTATTCCGTCGTTACTTCCCGCTGGAATTGACCATTAAGCGCAAAGGTCTTGATTGCCGAAGCGTCAAACTGCGTCGGAGAATCCTCCTTATAGAGGATATAGACGTCGTCTTCCATCATCGTCTTTCCTTGACCGGACGGATCATAGAAAGGCATGTTATTGACGAAGACTTCATTCATCCGCATGTACAATGATCTGTTCAACAGATCTTCATTGAAGAGGCCGACGCTGTTGTATGACACCACCTCTCTTGCCAGCGGATTCGCCCGAAGACGGGCCCAGGCATTGGCGCCGAAAACAATGGTATTCGGCATTTTCCCGGCAGTGGCGTTGATGGTGCGGATCGCATTGTCCAAATCCGTCAGCGGGTTTTTCTGCGCATTGTCCCAATCACCGTAACCGGAAGCTGCCGGAACCTGGCTTTCGATGAGCTTGGCGCGCTGATATTCGTACGACGTGACGAATTTCGATTCCAGGAACCGGGCATGGGCGAGCAGAATCGCCTGCGCCTTCTCCCTGTTGACCCCCAGCAGAATATCGGGAATCGGATCCGTCAGCGCGTAACCTTGAAGGGTGTCGGTTTCGTTCCTTCCGAGCATGGAAGTCTGGCGGGGCGGTTCGCCCGGCGCGACCTGGATGGGCTCCACCGTAAACGCGGCCGGCGTATCCCAAACCATATACTGGAAGGAAATATCGTAAACCGGAACAAGCGGAGCGATGCGGTTGATCATGGAATCCCGTTCCGTATTCCCCGCGCCAACGGAGAAAGAGGTCAGGACGTCCGTGAACTGATAAGCTGAATAAAATAGATTAGCCCTTGTGGTTGGTCTTTCTAATGGTTAGAGGTGATTTCAGGCTGCTGCAACCTGGTATTGAGCGACAAACCCGATTTCTATTTTCCCCGGCTCCCAACGGTTATGGATGGCTCGTCCATAGACGGTTTCTCCGCTGGCGGCGGCTTTCCAGGTCCCGTTGGCGGTGATGGTCACCGGCGTTCCTACGCTGATCGTTCCGGGAGTCTCGGCAAGAGACGCTTTGGCCAGACCAGCGAACATGCCGACCAGAACGGCGCAGCAGGTGCCACGGTCCGGCTGGATTTGAGTGACAAGTCCGAGCAGCTGGTCCTGGGTGGGAAGAGCCGTCAGCGGGGTTCCGATCAGCTCGGGAATATCCGGGTTTCCGGTCAGTGCGACGACGCATCCTTCCAGGGCGGACAGGTCAACGCCTTCCGGCGCGTTGAAGTAGACTTCGGCGTCTGTTTGGGTGATGTTGATTGATGGCATTGGTTTTTAGCGGTTAGTGGTTATCGTTCGTTGACAACAATGAAGCCTTCTTTGGTCGCTTTCTGGCAGGCGTCATAGCGCTTCATTCCTTCCTTCATGAGTTCGTTCACGCGGTTGTTGAATCCGTCAATGGATTCCTTCTTGCGGAACGGATCAGGGGGATTCAGAGTCGCGCGGCGGTTCAGAGGCGTCCTTTGCGGAAGCTTCTTCTGCTCCGGCTGCTCCTGTTTCGGTGCGGGCGCCTGGCGGTTGAGCGCACGGATAAAAGCGTTCAGCGCGGCGGGGCTTTCCCGGAGCGAGTTTTTCAGCTCTTCCCGGCGTTCTTCCGTGAATTCCTCGCGTTCTTCCTCGTCCAGCGCGTTTTCGTACGTGCTGACGGCGTCGTCCACTTCGGCGTTCACGTGGTCTTTCTCGCGCTTTTCCAGCGAGAGCAGTTCATCAAGTCGTCCGAGGATCGCCCTGCTCATGTCGTCGGTGCCGTCAAATTCGACATCCAGCTTGTCAAGCAGGGAATCGAACAGGGCCCGCTGGGCCTTGTCCATCTCCTTGGACGGATATTCTCTATCGTCGTTGTCCATATTGGTGTTCTGGGTTGTTTCCCCCTCTTCGCGGGGCTTTTGGTGTTTGGGTTCGCCCCCGGCCTCGTCGGAGGCGGGGGAAGTCTGTCGGTTGACCAGCGGCCGCTTTCCCTTGATGCGCGGCCGGTTGGTCAGGGCGAAGCCGGTCAGGCGCGACGGTCGGTAAACGCCGTCCGTCAAGGTCATCCCTTCGCCGTATTCCGTGGATGACTGCGTGTATTCCTTGTCCTGCAGCATTTGCAGGCCGCGGGGCGTCCATTCAATGAAGCCGTAGAGTTCCAGCGTTCCGGAAGGATCTCGGTAGGTGTCCAGCCTCTTGAGCCATCCAAGCGCGCGCGTATCGCGGGAAAGGTCGTGGCTCAGGTGGTCGCCGTCGATGAGCATGCCCGGGCCGTCAAAGGTGCGGGCGTTGAAGTCGTCCACCATGTCCCGGATCGCCTGCTCGTCGATGCGCAGCACGGCGGGTCCTTCGCCGTAGTCGACGTCATGGTCTCCGCTCTTCTCAATGTGGAACCAGCCGTTGGCGGGTCGGGACAGGTCATTGATTTGTTTTGTACTGATCATCGGTAAATCCTTTCATGAGGCCGGCGTAAATCATTTGCTGCAGCTGTTCATAGGCATCGGGCGGAATGAGGGCTTTTTCCGGCTCCCTGTTGGCCGCCGCCGTCACCGGACCGGGGTCCCGCGTGTCCTCGATCGACATGCCGATCTTTTCTTCGATTTCGGTCTTCTCGGGGCGGACGCCTCCGTCGGCAAGGGCGGCAATTTCCTCGGCCTTCTGCAGCGGCGTCTGGACGGTGTCAAAGGTGATGTGGAGTCTGGCCAGCGGTTCGCCGTCTCCCAGGACAAGCGGGCTGATGGCGGCGTTAAAAGCTTCGGCTACTTTGGAACAGACCGCGGAGACGACCGAATTCCAGCTGTCCGTGTGCGCTCCTCCGGCCAGCGTGCCGGATCCTGATTCATTCAGAACGGTCAGAGTGCCGGCCATCACAAACCGCACCTGGTCCTTGTCGGCCATGTTGATTCGGGAGAGGAAATAGTTTTCGTTGATGTTGGAGGCTTTCAACGGTTCGGCGGTGCAGCCGGGAGGCAGCACGATGGTTGCGCCGGATTTAAGCTGCTCGCCGGCCCGTTCCAGCGCGTCCATGATGGCGGGGCTCGCGTCCTTGGGAGCCATGATGATGGCCGGAGCGCTTCCGTAGCGGTCCATATGATTGTCCCACGTAACTTTGGCGTGATTCCGCTCAAAAGAGGCGCGGGTTGCCGGGAAAAGAATGGGGTTCCGGTGCTCCATGACCACGAGCGTTTCTTCTTCCACGCTTTCCCCTGTGTCGACCCCGATGTAGCACTGGGGGTTGAACTGCCAGTCGTTCAGCGCTCCGGGCCGCACCCAGTACCGCTGCGGAATGAATTCAAAGCGGCGGCCCCAGGAATCTTCGATGTATTGGAGATGGGCGTAACCGTAAAACATAGCGGAGGCCAACTGCCCAAAGGCCTGTTGAAGTCCGGTGACGGAGTGATAGAATTCTTCCAGCGCGTTCTGCTGACGCTTGGATTCTGGGCTGTCGTCCGCGGCGTCAATCTTCCATCCCTGCATGGAGACGCTTTCAATGAGTCGGGAATAGAGCATGCCCAGCAAGCCGTCCGAGTAGATGACCTCGTCCCAAATGAGCATTTGGCGGGCAAAGGCTCCCCGCCGCGCTTCGTTCCGGGCGTCAATCAGGGTTTGCAGGTCGGCGCCCTGTAACGGGTCCCAATATTCATACCATTGAGGCTGGTTAGGCTTCCGGCTCTGTTCCGTCAACGCTCGCCGGGCCAGGTCCGTTTCAAGCTCCCTGATTCTGGTCTCCTGTTGGGCGACCAGCTTCGGGGCGTTGAGGATATTTTTGACGGCGTTAAACCTGAGGCGAAAAGAAAGGAAAAGTTTGGTTGCAGGGGGAGGAGTTGGACCTCCGACATGAGGACAGGAACCTCATATGATACCGTTTCACCACCCTGCGATTGTTTACATATCGTCATATATTGATATCTTGATATGTTGTCAACCCTAATATCTCCCGTAAGCGCGTTTTGATGACACGGGCCGGGCGTACCAGGCTCCCAGCGTCCGCGCCAGTCCGCTGTTCCGGCGCGCGTGCCAGGCCATCACGAGAGCGTCGGCGCGGTCGGGGGAGCGCACGCCTCGTTTCGCCATATCTTCCTTGCTCTCAATGCGGACACGGCCAATCGCATCGGTTTGGAGACGCGGCGCGACCAGCTGTT